AAACCATGCAAGCCGTTTCAAAAAGGATGCCCGAATAATGAATGAAGCCGAAGCATACCGCCTAGCATTAGAGGGGGAAAAACAGCGCACGCCTGCCGCTCTCAGGGCTCTTGTAATCAAAACTTTAGTGGACGTAATGATTGACCCAGAGACGCCGCCCGCTGTAAAGATTAACGCCGCCAAAGTTGCTGGCCAGATAACCGAAGTCTCAGCCTTCACCGAGCGCTCAGAAGTGAGAACGATTAGCAGTAGCGAAGACGCAAAGGCTCGGATATTCGAAGAGCTCAGGCGCCTATCAAACGCGCAGGCCGTAGACGTTGACGTCATCCGCTCGGCCGACTCTCTCATGGACGAGCTCAACGCCGCGGCCAAGCCGGAAATCTTGGAAGCGGATTCCAGAGATACGGCGACCCCACCCACCCCCCACCCCCCTGATTTGGCCCATCCGATGGGCGACTGACCATGAACATTATTCCCCACCCTCGATCACCTAGTCCTAGGAAAGGTATCCCCTGGAAGCGAATTCCAACATATGGGGGGGATATATTTCTAAAAATTTTGGAAGCGATTCCAGAGCTTGGAAGCGGATGCCAGAATCTTGGAATCGGATGCCAAAATCTTGGAAGCGGATTCCAAAAGTTTGGAAGCGATTCCAAATGAGGAAGGTATTGATAAATAGGAAGATGATTCAGCGTCGGAGGGAGAAGACGTTTGAGGAGTGTATGGAGAGTGGTATGACGCCGATGCAGACGGAAGTGTTTTTGATCATTGATGAGTTTTGGAAGAAGTATGGGTATGGGCCGTCTTTGCGCAATATTGCTGTTGCGCGTGGAAAGATGGGGTTGGGGAATACGAAGGAGATAGTGGATAGGTTGGTGAAGTTGGGGGTGGTGAAGAGGATAGATGGGATGGCTAGGTCTGTGCGCCCTGTGTATATTAACTTTAGGGAGTTGGATGTTGAGTGAGATAGAGAGGCTGATTGCCGCGCTGCCTAAAGAACAGCAGGAGCCCATATTCCAGTTGGTGGAGGATTACCGGCTGGCAAGTGAGCGTGAGGTGGCGCAGGGTAGTTTTATGTCCTACGTGAAACTGATGTGGCCGTCGTTTGTTCATGGCCGGCATCATGCCCTGATGGCTAAGAAGTTTGAGGACATAGCCAGTGGGAAGTTAAAGCGTTTGATAATTAACATGCCGCCTCGGCATACGAAGTCGGAGTTTGCTTCTTTTCTATTGCCCTCTTGGTTCTTGGGTAAGTATCCTAATAAGAAGGTGATTCAAAGTTCTAACACGAGTGACTTGGCGGTTAACTTTGGCCGTAAGGTGCGTAACTTGGTGGGGAGTGAGCAGTACGCCAGAGTGTTTCCTGATGTGTCTTTACGCCAAGATAGTAAGAGTGCGGGGCGGTGGGCGACGAGTAAGAACGGTGAGTATTTTGCTATTGGTGTGGGCGGTACGGTAACTGGTAAGGGTGCTGACCTGCTGATTATTGATGACCCGCATAGTGAGCAAGAAGCTGCTATGGCGGCGGGGAATCCTGAGGTATTTGACAAGGTGTATGAGTGGTATACATCTGGACCGCGGCAGCGTTTACAGCCTGGCGGGGCGATTGTGATTGTGATGACGCGCTGGGCTGAGCGGGATTTGACGGGGCGGGTTATTAAAGATGCCTCGATGCGGGATAAAGGGGAGGAGTGGGAGGTAATAGAGCTGCCTGCCATCATGCCCTCTGGTAAGCCGTTGTGGCCAGAGTTCTGGTCGCTGGAAGAACTTAGCGCCCTGAAGGAGGAATTACCACCTGCCAAATGGAATGCCCAGTATCAGCAGAGTCCGACGGGTGAAGAGGGTGCGCTGGTGAAGCGGGAGTGGTGGAGACGGTGGGAAGCGGATAGGGCGCCGCCGTGTGAGTTTATTATTCAATCGTGGGATACGGCGTTTACGAAGAGTGAGCGGAGTGACTTTTCTGCGTGTACGACGTGGGGGGTTTTTTATTTGGATGAAGACCCGAGTAATGTGAATATTATTTTGCTGGATGCGTTTCAAAAGCGGATGGAGTTTCCGGAATTGAAGCAAACGGCGTTTGAGCATTACAAGGAGTGGGAGCCTGATGCGTTCATTGTTGAAGCGAAAGCGGCGGGTGCGCCGTTAATTTATGAGCTTAGGAGCATGGGGATTTTTGTGGAGGAGTATGCGCCTAGTCGGGGGAATGATAAGTTTGTTCGTATAAACAGCGTGACGGACATGTTCAGATCGGGTAAAGTGTGGGCTCCTGAGACTAGGTGGGCGCAAGAGGTGATTGACCAGATGGCATCGTTTCCTAATGCGGAGCATGATGACTTGGTGGATAGTTCAACGCAAGCGCTGTTAAGATTTAGACGTGGCGGGTTTATACGTCTGCAATCGGACGAACCCGAAGAGCAACAGTTTTTCAAGCGTAAGACACACGCTTACTATTGAGGATATATATGGCTACTAATATGGATAAGGCTTTTTACCAAGCGCCCCAAGGTTTGGAGACGTTAAAGGCAGAGCCGGTTGAAGTTGAGCTAATTGATCCTGAGGCCGAAGACATTGAAGACGGTCTGGAAGAACAAGAAGACACTGATCCATTTAACGCCAATCTTGCCGAAGAAATTGACGAAAGCATTTTGCAGTCTATTGGCTCTGAGCTAGCTAATAACATTGACAGCGACAAACAATCCCGCAAGGAATGGGAAAAAACCTATGTAATGGGTTTAAAATTGATGGGGTTGCAGTATGAAGAGCGTACTGAACCTTGGATGGGCGCCTCTGGTGTATTCCATCCCATGATCACTGAGGCGGTGGTACGTTTTCAGTCGGAAACGATTACTGAGATGTTCCCTGCCCAAGGTCCTGTCCGCACGACGATTTGGGGCAAAGAGACGCCTGAGAAGATGCAGGCTGCCCGAAATGTCGAAGAGGACATGAACTATGAACTGGTAGAGAAGATGCCAGAGTTCCGCCCTGAACAAGAGCGGATGCTGTGGAGTTTGCCTGCTACTGGTTCTGCGTTTAAGAAGGTTTATAAGGACCCAACACTGGGCCGCCAAAAGTCTGTATTTATTCCAGCGGAGGATGTAATTCTTCCTTATGGGTGTACAGATATTCGCACTTGTGAGCGTGTGACTCATGAGATGCGGATGACGAAGAATGAGATTCTGAAGTTAATGGCTTCAGGGTTTTATCGTGACGTGGAGCTGGGGGATCCGGCTCGCGCTATTGATGATATTCAAAAAGCCAAAGATCAGGAGACTGGTTTTAGCGACATGAACGATGATCGCTATACGTTGTTTGAGTCTTTGGTGGATTGGGATTTAGACGGTTTTAAAGATACAGATGGTAACAATGACGAGACGGGTATTGCGTTGCCCTATGTCATGACAGTTATCAAGGGCACGAATCAAGTTTTATCGATTAGAAGGAATTGGCGCGAGAATGATCCTCTCAAACTCAAGAGACAGCATTTTGTACACTACCAGTATGTACCTGGGTTTGGAGCCTACGGTTTCGGGTTATTCCATCTTATCGGCGGATTTGCAAAATCGGCGACATCGATTATGCGCCAGCTTGTTGATGCCGGCACACTCTCAAACCTCCCAGGCGGCCTCAAGTCCCGTGGCTTGCGTATCAAAGGCGACGACACCCCGATTGCTCCAGGCGAGTTCCGCGACGTAGATATTGGCTCTGGCGCCCTGCGGGATAACATCCTGCCCTTGCCTTATAAGGAACCTAGCCAGGTTCTGTATACGCTGCTGAATAATATCGTTGACGAAGGCCGTCGCTTTGCGGCTACAGCTGATATGCAGGTCAGCGATATGTCGAGTCAGGCCCCAGTGGGCACGACGCTTGCTTTGTTGGAGCGTCAGTTAAAGGTCATGACGGCGGTTCAGGCTCGGGTGCATTATGCATTCAAGCAAGAGTTGCAGTTATTGGCTGAGATTATCCGGGACGATAGTCCTGAAGAATACGAATTTGATCCTGTTAAGGGAAGCCGCAAGTCCAAAAAAGATGACTTCTCACATGTGGATATTATTCCGGTTAGCGATCCTAACGCTGCCACAATGTCGCAGCGCGTGGTCCAGTACCAAGCGGTTATTCAGATGGCGCAGATGTCGCCTGATATTTATAACTTGCCTGAACTGCACCGCCGGATGCTGGAAGTATTGGGTATCAAGAACCCCGATAAGCTGGTTCCGTTACCTGAAGACCAGACGCCTAAAGACCCGATTTCTGAAAATGTAAACATTATGAATGGCGTGCCGGTCAAGGCATTCCAATTTCAAGACCACCAAGCGCACATTCAAGTGCATACGGCGGCTATGCAGGATCCACATATCCAGCAGCTGATGGGCCAAAATCCCAAGGCGCCGATGATGATGGCGGCTATGCAAGCGCACATTGCTGAGCACGTTGGCTTTGAATATCGCCGTCAGGTGGAAGCGCAACTGGGTATGGCCCTGCCACAACAAGATGAGAAGCTGCCACCCCAAGCGGAAGTGGCTATGTCTGGTCTGATGGCACAAGCGGCTGCCCGTGTGTTGCAACAAAGCCAACAGATGGCCGCCCAACAGCAAGCCCAGCAGAACCAGCAAGATCCTCTGATTCAATTGCAGCAGCAAGAGATGCAGCTCAAGCAAGCTGAAGTGCAGATTCGCCAGCAAGAAGTGCAAATTAAGGCGCAGCAGGCTCAGGCTCAGATGGCCATTGAGCAGGCTAGATTGCAGGCCAATACGCAAATGCACGCTGAGAAGCTGGCACTGGAGCAGCAGAAGGTTGGTGGCACATTGCAGGCCAACACGGCGCTTGAGGCTCAGAGGATTAAGGTTAACGCCATGACCGCGGCGCAGAAGACGGCATTAGAGAAGCAGAAGATTTCTGGCAATTTACAGCTGGGTGCCATGAAGGTCGGTGCAGAGGTTCAGCGGAACAAGCACATGATGGCTTCAGAAAACCAGCGCGAAGGACTGCGAGTGGGTGTTGATATCGCCAAACACAAAGCAGAACAGAAAGCGGTTAATAAACCAAAGGAATCTGAATGATTCAACAATTCGCACACGTATTGCGCGACCAAATACGTAAGGACATGAACAACTACGCCGATGATTTGGCTAGTGGCCAGTGTCGCTCTTTTGAAGAGTACCAAAAACTCTGTGGGGTAATTTCGGGTCTTGCACTCGCAGAGCGTTATTTAATTGACCTGCTAGAGAAAGTTGAAAAATCAGATGAGTGAAATCATCCTGCCTCCAGGGTTAACCCTGCCTCCGCAAATTCAACCAGTGGATGCTCCGGCTGATACTGATTCGAATGAGCAAAAAGCAACGATGCTGCCAGAACCTTCTGGTTGGAAATTGTTGTGCGTTGTGCCTGATGTATCTGACAAGATCGCCGGCACAGAGCTTGACCTTGTAAAGCCTTCTGACTTAATCCGCCAAGAAGAACATGCCACTACGGTGCTGTTTGTCTTGAAGGTTGGTCCGGATGCATATAAGGACACAGCCAAGTTCCCTAGCGGCGCTTGGGCCAAGCCAGGTGATTTTGTGGTGACCCGTGCATATGCCGGTACGCGCCTCAAGATTTATGGCAAAGAATTCCGCCTGATCAACGACGACCAAGTCGAAGCAGTGGTGGACGATCCGCGTGGCGTTACACGTGCATAAGGAGTGATAGATGGAAGATACATTTAAGTTTCCTGATGAGCTTGAAGAAGCCAAGCAGGAAGTAAAAGAAGACGACGGTTTCGAAATTGAAATCGTTGACGACACGCCTGAGAAGGACCGTGGCCGTAAGCCATTGGACCGCGAAGTGGCTGACCCTACTGAAGATGAGATTGAGAATTATTCCGAAGGCGTTAAGAAACGTATCAAGGAATTAACTCATGCCCGTCATGATGAGCGTCGCCGTGCCGAACAATTGGCGCGAGAACAACAAGAATTGCAACGTTTGGCCCAACAGCTTGTCAACGAAAACAAGCAGCTGAAACATTATGTTAATAATGGTAGTCAACAATACGCAACTACGCTGAAGACAGCTGCCGAGCAAGAGCTAGAAATGGCTCGAATGAACTTCAAAAAGGCTCAGGAATCTTTTGATACTGATGCCATTATGAGGGCTCAAGAGGCAATGACTGAGGCCAAAATGAAGGTAGCGGCTGCAAATAATTTTCGGCCAGAGCCTTTACAGATTGACGAAAATCCTGTACAACTACGCCAACAAGCACCTCAGAACGTTCAACCGGACGAAAAAACACTGCGCTGGCAGGCAAAAAACCAGTGGTTCGGAGCGAAAGGTTTTGAGGAAGTTACCAGCTTTGCACTAGGGCTGCATCAAAAACTAGTCAACTCGGGTGTTAACCCGCAATCCGACGAATACTTTAATAGTATTGATAGTCGCATCAAGAAAGTCTTTCCTGAATATTTTGGGGAAGAAAAGGCCGCCCAAACTCAATCCAAGACCGCGAACGTCGTAGCCCCGGCTGCGAGATCAACGGGTAGCAAAAAGGTCCAATTAACACCGACGCAAGTAGCGTTGGCAAAAAAATTGGGTTTGACTAACCAGCAATATGCTGAACATGTTTTGAAATTGGGGTAATTAAAAATGGCTACTATGAATCGCAATGCACGTGATATCGAATCACGCGAACAAACCGCTCGATACGTTTACAAACCTTCGAGCACACTGCCGGATCCGAATCCTATTCCAGGCTGGTCATTCCGTTATGTTGCGACGGCAATTATGAGCGTGAGTGATCCAACCAACGTATCGAAAAAGATGCGTGATGGATGGGAGCCAGTGAAAGCAGAAGACCATCCTGAGTTGATGCTTGGTCCTAACGCCACAGGCAATGTGGAGATTGGTGGGTTAATGCTTTGCAAGATGCCTACTGAACGCCTCAAAGCTATGGAGGAATATTTCCAGAACCATGCAAAGTCTCAGATGGAATCGGTTGACAACAACTTTATGCGTCAGCAGGATCCTCGGATGCCGCTGTTCTCTGAGAAGAGATCATCGACAACGCGTGGGTCATCTTTATCTTAATTTTATGGAGTTATAAATGGCTTATCCTATTGTCCCTGCGGCATACGGTTTAAAACCCGTAAGCCTGACCGGCGGTAGAATGTACTCGGGTTCTACCCGTTTCATTCCTATCTCTTCTAGCTATGGCTACAACTTGTTTAATGGCGACGTTGTTGCTATTAGCGGTGGTACTTTGGCTGTTACAGCCCTCGGTGCAGCTTCGTCGGTTTCTTCCGGCGCTGGTGCTATCGGCGTGTTTGTTGGCGCTCAATACGTCAACAGTTCTAGCCAAACCGTGCGTGCTCAGTTCTACCCTGCCAATACTGTTTCTAACAATATCCAGGGTTATGTTGTGGATGATCCACAAGTTGTGTTCCAGTCGGCTGTGCTGACCCAAGGCACTTCTTCTGTGTCTAACACTCCTGGCGCTACTATTGGTTACGTGAACCCCTCGTTCATCGGCTCCAATATGTACTTGGTTACCCAAGGTTCTAACGGCGGCTCTGCTTCCGGTAACACCAACACTGGTGACTCGGCTATGGGCTTGACCGGCGGTGTTATCACCTCTGGTACTCAAGGTAATACACGTGTTACTTCGAGCGCTCCTTTCCGTGTTGTGGCTGTGGTTCCTGACACTGCTGTTACTGTTACCGCTACCAGCGGCAACGCAACTTCCAGCAGCGCCACTTTGACCATCACTGCTGCTAACACTGCTATTAGCCCCGGTATGCAAGTTATTGCTCCTGGCGTGACTGGTATGGCCCATGGTAACTATTTGACCGTGACTAACATCAGCGGTACAACTTTGACCTTGTCCACCACCGTGTCGGTGCCTGCTGGCACTGCTTTGTCTTTCGTTGGCTACCCAGAAGTGCAAGTACAGTGGAACTTTGGTTACCACAACTACTTCAACGCTACTGGCGCTTAAGGAGTAATATAAAATGGCTATTTCACGCGCACAACTACTTAAAGAACTGCTCCCCGGCTTGAACGCTTTGTTCGGTTTGGAGTACGCCCGTTACGGCGAAGAGCATAAAGAAATCTACGAAACCGAAACATCGGAGCGTAGTTTTGAAGAAGAAACGAAACTTTCAGGTTTCTCCGCCGCTCCGGTGAAGAATGAAGGTAGCGCAATTTCTTATGACAATGCTCAAGAAGCCTGGACCGCTCGCTATAACCACGAAACCATCGCCTTGGGTTTCTCGATCACTGAAGAAGCGATCGAAGATAACTTGTACGACAGCCTGTCTGCTCGTTACACCAAGGGCTTGGCTCGTGCTATGGCTTACACAAAGCAAGTTAAAGCAGCTGCTGTTTTGAACAACGGCTACAACTCGCAATATGTTGGCGGTGACGGCGTTTCTTTGTTCTCTACTGCTCACCCCTTGGTGAACGGTGGTACAAACAGCAACACATTTGCAACTCCTTCTGATTTGAACGAAACTTCCTTGGAAGCTGCCGTTATTCAAATCGCTGCTTGGACGGATGAACGTGGTCTGTTGATCGCTGCTAAACCCCGTAAATTGGTGGTTCCCCCCAGCCTGATGTTCGTTGCTACCCGCCTGCTCGAAACCGAGTTGCGCGTTGGTACAAACAACAACGACATCAACGCTATCAAGAACAACGGTTCGATTCCTGAAGGTTACGCTGTTAACCACTTCTTGACATCGACCAACACATGG